CCAACATTGGTCATTTTCATCCTCAAACATTAACTCTTTATATAACTCAGGTAGGACTTCAATTTGTTCATTTAAAAAATCACCATTCTTTTTCATTAATGAATTACTTTGAAAACCACACCCAAAGCATGAGTATGTAGTTATTTCATTTGTTACTTCTTGTTTATAACAGGCATCTCCTCCACATCGAGAGCATGTTGTTAAGTCATCTGCTTTCATATTATTCTGTTTTAGATAGTTTTGGTAATTTTAATTTTGGTAATTTAATTTTATTTTCTTCACCTACTTTCTTCAATTTAGGTAGCTTCAATTGAACTTGCTGAGGTGCCTCCTTAACATTTTCATCTAAAATATTACCTAATAATTCCTTCATTTTATCAAATGTAAAATTCTTCTTACAGTAATTGCCTTGTTGTTTAGCTTTGTGGATGTAGTTTTTGTAGTTTTTGTAGGTGTCTTTTAAAGCTTTTCCAACAGCCATTTGATCAACATCAAACCACTTTGCTCCTTCAATAAACCAACTATTTCTTGCACTTGGATGGATATCATTTAAAGTGCCTGGGAGTAAAGTACTCATGTCTGGTTTTAAGAAGTCAATATGACCTGACCATCCTGTAGTTATAATTGGCTTTTTAGATTGGGTAAATTCCAACAATGGTCTTCCAAATCCTTCACCTTTAGTTAAACTTATCATGGCTTTAACTTTTGAATGATTATATAATGAATTCATTTCAACATCAGTAAACTCACCATGTAGTAGGTAAACTTTTGGACATTTACCTTTTATTGTTTTTCTAATTTGCTTTATTTTCTTTAGAGTTACTTCTCTATCCATATAGGAAGTACCACTGTGAGATGTTTTAAGAATTAATGCAGGTTGTTTTGATTTATTTTTAAATGTCTCACAAAAAGCTTTTATTAATAAACTTATGTTTTTTCTATCCTGTCCAAATTCTCCATTTAACCAATGACCAACAAATAAATAACAAAACTCTTCCCTTATATTTGATAGATTGAAGGCTCCATATTTGTTATGATAGATGTCTTCATTAAATCCTTCAAATAAAACTTTAGTTGGAGTTGTTAATTCTATTGTACCTACAACTTGGTTAGTGTTTTTATCGTGTTTTTGAAATTTACTTTGTTTTAAAACTTCAATAGTATGATTAGTTGAGCCTAAAACTAAATCCATTCTATTACATCCTTCAATCCAATCAGCGGGTGCTACTGTTGACTCAATTCCTGCTGTTATTCCAATATTGTATTTTCCTTGTTTTTGAAATTCATTTGGAATTGTTATTTGAACCCAAATGTCAGGTTGAGGATATTGTTTATTGGGCTCAGGGTGAAATATATGAGAATTTAAAAACTCCCACTCAAGATTGTCTTCAATAAAACCCCAAGGTGTATTACCCCACCTTTGAGGAATAATTTTAACATCATATTTATCTAACTCTATGAATGCCTTAGCAACATCTCTAGAGCGAGCCCCATAACCTGACATGGTATCAATTGGACAACTTATAATAACTGTTTTTTTATTCATATTTAATATCTTAAAGCGTGTGTTAGTATTCTTCTATTGTCTTCATCTACATCAATTAATTCATATTTTTCTCTTGGCTCCCAAGTGTCAAATAACTCATCAATTGCTTCAATTACTCTATTTGACATTTTTTTAGCTGTAAATCCTGCCTCATCTCCTACAGCCCACTTTCTTCCTTCTTCACCTGCTTCTTTTCTTTCATCAGGAGTCATTGAGTAAACTTTAAATATTTGCTCAGAAGCATCCTCTGCAGTGCATCTATCATCCCAAATGTAAGGTGTTTTTGGAGAGCCTTGAAGTGATCTATTAGTTGGATATACCGGAAAAGCCCATTTACCATGTTTTCTGTAAGTTCCATTATGGTTGGAGGGGAAGTCTTTATCAAAGTCAATCCACTCACCTTTTTTAACTCCAGGACCTTCATCCATATCATACTCAAATCTCATTTGATCTTGCATTCCACCTGTTACATTAGCTATTATTGGTGTTCCAGTTAGAAGAGCTTCAGTTAAAGTTAAACCCCAACCTTCATTTGATGTAAGAAGTATTTGAGCATCTGCTATGTTATATAATTGATTTAATTCTTTAGCACCTACTTTAGATGTAGAGAAGTAAATAGCATTTGGGTATTTTTCTTCAAATAGTAACTCTCTAACAGCTTCTAAGTCAGTACCATGCTCTTCAACTATTTCAGTATGTAAAATGAAGGCACATTTATCTGCTTTTTCTTTAGGTAGTCTATCTAAAAAATATCTAAAAGCTAACATTGTGTCTGGTATTTGTTTTCTTCTAATATTTCTAGAGTTGAAAAATAGGATGAAGTCTTTTTCATCATCCCCAAATATATTTTTCTTTAAATCATCTAATATCTTTTGATATTCAATTGGATGGTAAATATCAGTATTTAATCCGTGGGGAATGTATTTTATAATTTTATCTTTAGCTTTATCACCTAAAACAATTCTATTTATATTTTTGGTTTGTTTTGAAATGGCCAGTAGTGCATCACAACTTTCATAAAATGCTTTATTATATAAAGGTGATGGATAATCATCCCAAATGTTAAGATAGATAATAGGTATATTTCTTCTAATTTCATTTTCAATTTGAAATAGCCACTCAAAATATCTAGGATCAGTTATGATGAAGATGGCATCGGGTTTTTCTAATTTAATTAATTGTCTTATTATGTCTGGATTTCCATATCCATCTACAGGGTATAAAATTACATTACTATCTTCTAAATCTGTTTGTTTATTAGTGTCTGGGCTTAAGTCTATTTTTTTCCCACTATCAGGATGTTTAATAGCTCCTGCCATTTGCACCCAATTAAAATGTTGGGCAGTATGTAAAACCATTTCCTTAGCAACTGTTGCAACCCCACTATGTACTCTAATATCATCACAAATTAAGAGTATTTTTTTTCTTTTGTTTTGGGGAAGATACTTAAAATCTTTATTCATAAATTATTTAATTTTTAAATCGTGATTTGTTATTGTTCTTCTAAATTCATCATCACTCATGTAAAGATCAATTGCTCTTTCAGATAGTTTTTGAAATGAAAATTTTCTTTTAATACATTCAATTTTAAACTCATCCCAAAGTTCACTATTGATTTTTACACTTGTTAATTTTTTATCTTTACTCATTGTATTTTAATTTTATATTATATATAGGTATAATAATAAATACGTAGTCTTTAAGAGTTTATACCAACATTACATAATTCCTTTTTATCTTTATAGGGACAAAAGGTGCAATTCCATTTGGAAGGATTAGGAGACATTTCATCCTCAGTAAATCCCTCAGATGTGAAACACTCTTCAATGAAATCATTTAATGATTTTGTTGCCCTATTCATTTTTATCTTTCCTGATGGTGGTTTAAATTCTTGTATACGTTTTTGAGGAAAATCTCCTCCAGTATATATTTTTCTTCTTACAATCAAAAACTCAATATCAATATTTTCTTTTGGGACCCCAAACTGCTCTGCAAAGAATTTCTTATATAAGACTAGTTGGAATTGTTTATCCTCATCTTTTTTCATTTTATCTTTCCAACCATTAGTTGAGGTTTTTATGTCTATAATTTTGAAGGTATTTGATGGTTCATGATATAAAACAACATCTAAATAACCTAAATATAATACATTAGGATACTTAGGAAGTGGAGCCATTGTAATTGGGGTTTCAATTCCAACTAAATACCAATTCTTCTTTCCGAAGTAAGTATTTCTTTTCTTTTTAATAAAATCAAGAATGGCTACTCCATCATCATAAAACTCTTGCAAATCCCCGGGTTTGGAAAAGTGTTGATTATTATTTTTCTTATAATCACTCATATAACATTCCCTAAGATTTTCTTTAAGTATTCCATTAATGTCTTCTCTGTCAGCTGCTGCTGCACTTTTTTCATACATTACTGTTAGATAATGTTGGAGAGTTTCATGAAATGCAGTTCCAAAGGAAGCATGAATACTTGGATTGTAGATTTTATGACCATCCCTATATTGGAGTGACCAATGTTTCTTGCATTTCTTCCACATTGAATATTGTGAGTAGGAAATGTTCTTTTGGTAAGCATAATTTATACTTGGAATTTTCTTTTCTTGAATTTCCCTTACTATTTGAGGTAATTTTCTTGCCATAATTTATTTTTTCCATTCACTCTTCTCCACCATTTGGGCTATAATAGCATAATTAACAATGTCTTGGTAGGTGTCAATTAGGGGTTCATTTTGGGCTTGTCTCTTCTTTATAATAAGATTCTTCCATCTACTAATTTTATCAGAGATTCTATACCATAAACCTGTTAAAGCAAAGTCAATTTCCTCTCTTGACTCAAGTTGTGTTCCAGCTGAGATATTTGACATTCCATAGTCAAGGTGCTTATCACAAAATAATTTGAATTGCTCACTCATTATTACTTTGTAGCTTTTATATATCTCAGGATATTGCTCTTTAACTAATTGAATTGAGTCTTTATTTTGTGTTTCTTCCATAGTATTTTTCATATAATTCATCATCTTTAATAATACATTCTTCACATACAATTCCCCTACCTACTGTGTTTAGTAATTGATCATAAAAAGCTAACTCATCTAATTTTTTTAACTCAGCTTTAGGTGTGGTAGGATCTTCTAATTTCTTCCACCAATCATTTCTTCCTAATTTATCTATTTTCTTTTCTAGATTTTCTTGAATTGGAGTCATACCATAATAACTCCAAGATAAATTGGTTTCTTTACTACAAAATTGACATTTATTCATTTTAATAACTTTTTAATTTCTTTTTCATCATGGCCTATATCTTTTAATAAAGTCATAACATCATCTTTACTCATTATATCAATATAAGTAGAAGCTTCAGATGAGCCAATCTCAAAATAAGAAGCAATTTTTTCAATTAATTCTTTATTTTTTGTTGACTTCTTAGCTTTAATATATCTAAAGTAAGTTTTTCTTTTAGGTATCATTTCTTTATATAAATTATATATCTGTTTTTTGTTATTTGGCATTAAAGACTGTGCTAAATCAGCTAATTCAGTGTAATATAAGTTCATACTTATGAATCTATGGACCATATATGAGTTGAAATTCTCCCAGTCTTTATCAGTAAATTCTTCAGCTGATGATTTATGGAGAGTAATTTCATCTAACCAACAAAATATATTTTTTGTTTTCATATTGAAATGTCCTTATACTCTTCTCTTAATTCTTTTGGTAGTGAGTCTAAAATAATTTTCTTTGATTCCAAATCATAAA